TGACGGAATCATAACCCGCGTGTGCGGAGCCTCGTTGCAAGTCCGGCCTGTGCAGCGAATCTGGGAATGGATCGACGAGCATGTGGTGATTCCGCAGATCGTTGGCAGCGTGAATCCAGGCAACCTGGATACAGCGCAGATGCCCTTTTGGCGCGGCATCTATGACCTATATTGGAAACGCAGCACGCATTACGTCACCATTTGCGCCTCTGCTCGTGTGGGTAAGACCCTGTTCGCCATTTGCTGCGTCATGCACAAGATTGGAGTCTGGCCGAATCCTATCCTATGGCTAGACCCTACGCGCAAGACGGCGCTTTCATTTTCGCGTTCGGAGCTTCAACACTTCTTTCTTAACTGCAAAGTCACCAAGGACCGGGCGCTTGTCGATCGCGTGCATTGGACGGCGCTTATGATGCACTTTGTTGGGAGCATTTTTCGCTTAGTCGGCGGCGGTGCTCCTGCTGAAATCGCCGGTTTCCAAGCTGAACTCGTCGTAATCAACGAGTCCGACAAGATCAAGCACAACGTCAAGGCTGAGTCACCATCGCAGGAGCTAGCCATCGTGCGAACAAAGCAGTTTCGGCACACCCGCAAGATCATCGAGGAGAGCACGCCAACGACCGAATGGGGGCGCATCTGGCGAAGGTTTAAGGAGGGGAGCCAACATCATGTTTACCTCCCCTGCCCCCACTGCAAGACCATGCAACGGCTAACCTTTTTCAGTGAGGAAAAGGAGGTGCCATTTGATGCCGATGGTAAGCCACTCGCCGCTGGCGTGAAGCGCACGGAGAAAACGGGCCGGCTCAAGTTTGAGCACTTGCGCACGCCGGAAGGGCATCACGACTTGCAGAGAGTCGAGCGCGAGACGGTTTACGAGTGCGGTCACTGCCTCAAGGAGATTGACCAAATCAGCCTCACATGGATGGGCCGCAGGTATCAACTTTGGCAGCACAACATCAAAGCGCCGGTTGACGATATTAGCGTTCACGTCTGGGCGGCTCTGTCGCCGTTCGAAGGATGGGGAATGCTCGCCAAGAAGTTCCTGCTAGCCAAAGGCAGCGCGGCCAAAATGCACGACTTTTTCAACTCGGATCTAGGTTTGCCATTCATCCGCAAGGCTACCGACATCAAGATTGACGACATTGACGCGGTAATTGCCCGCAGTCCTGAATACTTCCTGCGCCAGATCCCGCGCAAGCCCGAGTGTCTAACGATGTGCGTTGACGTGCAGGGAGACGGCTTTTGGTGGTCTATCCGCGCTCACGGGCTGGCATACGATCAACCGGACCTGCCCACATGGACGGCGCTACTAGATTACGGCGCGGCGGTGAGTTGGGCACAGATCGAGGAAATTGCGGGGATCGTGGCAGACAGTAAAGGCCGCTCGAACAAGTATCTTTTCACCGACGCAGATGGCGCCGTAACCGAATACGTCGTTGACGCCGGCCTGATTGACTCAGGCTACGAGGCGCAGGCAAACAAGAAAGTCTATGGCTTCACGCTCAAGAATGCCGACGTTTTCAGCCCTTCCAAAGGTGGCGGCTGGCAGCACCTACGCGGGCAGGACGTGCGGACATCGCCGGTTAATGACGATCAACAAGACCTCGTATGGTATTACGATGATGGCTTTAAACAGCAGCTTTATTACCACTGCATCAAGGAGCACAAGCGGCTATGGTGGCTACCGCGCAACGTCGGGCCGGACTACAAGGCGCAGCTCACCGCCGAGCGCACGCAGGAGCAGCAGCAGCCGAACGGCGAAACTAAGCTGGTGTGGATCGTGGAGGGCGAGCAAGGAAACCATTTGGGCGACACCGAGAAGATGCACGAAGTCTTGTTTGATGCCGTGATTGAGTCGCGTCTATCCGATGCCAGGGAGCAATGGTTCAAGGATCACCCCGAGCTTGCAGACGAAGCGGCGGAAGATGAACAGTTAACCGAGTAGTTTTATTTCCCTTTGACATATTTAACCGATTGGTTATAGATGGTGCATCCGTGTTTTTCCTCTTCTAACACCGGGTAAGCCAAATCCCTCACATGTGGGGGATTTAAAGAGTCTCGAAAGCGTGTCAAATACGACGGCTTTTGACAGTGGCCTTCAAGAATGACTGTCGATGAATTCGTGAACGTGCTGGTTGCCGAGATGGAGGCCGACCAAAGCACATGCCTTGTAGACAAGATGCTGAAAGCCGCCCGCGCCAAAATGGCCGCTGGTAACGGCAGCATCGGCACGCTCACACAGTCAGGCGTCAACGGCAAGAACTTCACCCGGCAAGTGGATATGACGCCGATTCAGATCGTCAACGCCTGCCGCCAGGCGCTCAAGCAATACCTGAATGACGGCGATGACGACGACCGCGTTTCTGCTTCATACGCTGACTTTAGCTGCATTGCACGATGAGCGACACCACCACAACCGGCGAAGGAGCATCTGCATACGACGCAGCCAAGAGCAGCCCGACGCGCTCAAGCTTTCTGGCGTTCCCGATGAATTCACGGCGCGAGCTTACACCGCTGACTCGTCGCGAAATCGTGCGGAAGTGGCGTGCATTTGAAGCCAACTGCCCTTTTGCTACGCGCATCATTCGCAAATCTGCCCGCCATGCAGTCGGAAGCGGTATTCACTTTGCCTGCCTCAGCGATGACGACGCATTCAACGACGTAATGCGTCGCGACGTGGAAGAGTGGTGGAACAATAAGAACGTGTATTCCATCGACGGCTCCATCGACGGCTGGGAGGCCAAGCGACTGGCCGCCGAGACGATCATGGGAGATGGCGAGTATAATCAAATCCTGACCTATCATCCCGAGTCCGGCTTCCCTTGCGTCCAGCCGCTCGACGTTTTCGAGATTGAAACGCCATTTCTCCGCACGGGCGAGACTAACCGGGATTGGGACGACGGCGTAAGGATCAACGAATACGAGCGCCCGGTTGAGTTTGCCGTTCGCACCTTGCCGCGTCTGGCCGGTGATCCGATGCGCGACTATCGCTACATTCCCGCCAACTCCATGTTCCACCTTATGCGCCGCCGTCGCATTCATGGACACCGGGGAATGCCGTGGGGCTACTCGGGCATGAATCAAGGCATTGACGCACTCGATCTAAACGCCCTCGTAACCGGCACCGCGAAGCTGCACAGCGCACTTGCAGTCACCGTGAAAGGCACCGCCCGCAAAGGTAAGCGTGGAGCCTTCGACAAGCTGCGAAGTCCATCCGGAACCGACGACAATAGCAATAATACGCAGGCGCTCGAACGTGTCTTTGGCGGCGGGATGATCAACTATCTAGGCGAGCAGGGAGAGCTTTCCCTCGTCACATCGCAGCACCCAGGACCAAACGTTCAGCAGTTCATTGAGCTACTATTTCACCAACTCGCACTGGGCTGGGATATTCCATTCTCCGTGCTCTGGAATATGGCCGACGCAGGCGGGACAGCGGCACGCTATGACGCCGAAGATGCTCAGAGCGCTTTTGATCTTATCTTTGACCAGATCGTCTGGCAGATGGTGCGACGAGAAGTGATTTGGAAAGTTAGCGTCTCCATTAAAACGGGCCGCATCGCCGCGCCTAAAGATCCTCTTTGGTTTTCCAAGCTTGTGTTTCGCGGACCTCGCAAGATCACCGTAGACGTGGGCCGCATGGCGACTGCGTTCAAGACGCTTACCCGTAGCGCAGGCATGAGCATTCCCCGCTGGTTCGAAGAGCAGGGGTTAGATGGCTTGGGCGAAATGCGCGAGCACATCAAATTCCTCAAGGGCGTAAAGGGCATGTGTGACGAGGCGGGCATCGACTTTAACAACGTGTTCGAGCCTACACCCGGCGTGCAAAACAACATCCAAGTGACCAGTCCTGATCAATGAAATCCTACCCCCATCTTTTCGCCAAGCTGTTTGCAAGCCCTTTGATGCTGCATGCGCCCGTTCGGACAAGCTTCGAGTCTCAGCTATTGAGCCGCATGCTTGGCGAAGCTGGACCCGTAGCGATTCATGCCTCTAAGCCTCGCGCTGATGATGGGATGGAAGATCCACAAGGACGCACCGCACGCGTTTACCAGCGTTACAGCAATGTTGCCGTGATCACCATCGACGGCGTAATTGATAAACGGATCTCGTCTTTCGAGATGGAATGCTACGGCGGCTGCGACCTTTCCGACGTTGATGCTGCACTAGCGCAGGCCGCGAATGATCCTCGCGTTGATACCATCGTGCTCGACATTAACAGTCCAGGCGGCTCCGTTATTGGCGTCCCTGATACAGCGGCACGTATCGCCAAGCTGCGCGAGACAAAAGAAGTTCACGCTTATGTAAATGTGATGGCGTGCAGTGCCGGTTACTACCTCGCTAGTCAGGCCGATGTTATCGCGGCTTCACCGTCCGCAATTGTTGGTAGCATTGGCGTCTATTGCGCTATCCTCGACGCCTCCGAATACTACGCCAAGATGGGAGCCAAGATGCAGTTCGTTAAGGCTGGCGAGTTCAAAACCATGGGCACGGAATGGCGTCCATTGTCCGCTGATGAAACCGCACTGCTGCAAGCTGGTGTGAATACAAATTATGAGCAGTTCAAGGCCGCATGCACGGCGCTGCGAGCCATCGAGGACAGCACCATGCAAGGCCAGTGGTTCACCGCAGAAGAAGGTCGGACACTCAAACTTGTTGACCAACTAACCGGCGCAACTCTCGACGAATACGTTTCCGCGCTCCTGCTGGCCTAGTCTCTTTTGACAGCGCACCCCAACTAATTACATCCGTCTAAAATCATGTTCAACTCTTCCGAAATCGCCGCGCTCAAGGAGCAGAATACAAAGCTCACCGCTGATCTTGCCGCAGCCGTGGCAAATCATACCGCTGTGGCTGCTGAACTTGTTACCGCGACTGCATCACTGGCGGCAATTCAGACGGAAAAGGCAACGCTGGAAACCTCTGTTTCTGACCTCACCACTAAGCTGAGCGCATCGGATGCCGCCAAGATTGAAGCAGAAGCCAAGGCTGCCGCAGCCGAATCGAGCGTTGACGCCAAAGTCAACGAGCGTCTTGCATCCGCTGGCGTTGATCCTGTGAAGCGCGACCCGAGCGCCAAGCAATGCGAGATGCAGCAGGCTCCAAACGCCTCACTTCCTCCTCTCCAACGCGCCGCCTCCGCCGTGGGTAACTGGTCTGCATTCGCCAAAAAGTAATCAATTTCAAAACACACACCGCACTAAAATAATATGACTGGTTCCCTCTCCCTCCTGGACCTCGCGAAGGCAAATTGCAGCGATGTTGTCGCTCCTCTCGTTGAAACCTCTGTCGGCTCCATGCCGGAAATGACGACCTTCGCCGCCAACCAGCTTGGCGTGGGCGAACTCAGCTATCAGACGCTGATTCGCACCGGTTACCCTACCGCCGCTTTCCATGATGTCGGCGCAGGTGTTGCCGCTTCCAAGTCCAGCGTGGCGCTGAAACTGTTTGAGTGCTTCCCCTTCGCGGGACGTGTGGAATGCCCGAGCCACATCGCGAACAACTGGAAGCGCGGCGGTCCTGCTGGTTACTTCTCCTTTGAGGCCGCTGGCATCATGAAAGCCGCCATGTTCGCCATGGCCAAACAGATTTGGTATGGGCGCGGCGCGGCTGATGGCAAGGGCTTTCCCGGCCTTAAAAACTTCACCGCTTTCGGCACGACTGTCACCGATCCGCTGACGAGCAAGATCTACAACATGACGGTGAATGCCACCGGCACCACTGCCAACACCGGCTCAAGCGCCTACCTCGTTGTTTCCGGCGCGCAGGAAGTTGAGCTTCAACTCGGCACCGGCTCCGTGTTCGAACTGCCAGAGCCTCGCGTCGGTGACATGACCGACTCGAACAGCAACAAGGTGGAAGCCTTGATTTCCGTCCTTCAAGGCTGGGCTGGCCTTGCCACTCCTAACGTGCATTGCGTGCGTCGTATCACCAATCTCACGAACGACAGCGGCAAGGGTATGACTGATGCTCTGCTTGCCAAGACCCTCAAAGAGTTCCCCGCTGGCGTTCGCCCAACTGGCATCTACATGAGCGCTAACCAGCGCTACCTGCTGCAAATCAGCCGCACGGTGACTCTGCAAGGCTCCGGTAGCACCCGCCCAAATCAGCCGCTCGTCGCTCCGGTTCCAACCGAGTATGACGGCATACCGATCTACGCAACCGACGCCATCGGAGATACCGACGCAATCGAAGTTGCCGCCGCCGCTGAAGAATAATCCTCAACCTGAAGCAATCCACACCCTCTAAAATATGAGCGCATCCGTAGCCGGTCAAATTCGTCGCCTCACCGCGATTGATATCCAAAAGTCACACGTCCTTCCTGCTGCTGCCGCATCGGTTGGAACCTCCAGCATCAATTTCGAGACCACAACTCTCGGGCCTGCCGCTGACGACATCGAGGCAACGATCAGCATCGAAGCCACGCCTTCACTCGTCGATGACAAGACCATCATTCTCACCGTCGAGGACAGCGCGGACGACTCCACGTTCGCCGCAATCGCTGGCATTGGCACGCTGACCGTCACTGGCGCAAGCAGCGCAGGTGCCGCAACTGCCTCTCAGCGGTTCAAGTTCCCGCCCGCAACCCGGCAGTATGTGCGCGTTTCCGCAGCCGTTCTGACTGGTGGCGGTTCAAACATCGCCAAGAGCTTTTACCTCAAGGTGTTCCCAAACTCCTAAGCGATGAAAGCGACATACTACAGCGCAGTCAATTCCCCCTTCTCTCTCAACGTTGTTGAGGGGAAATCCTCCAAGGAAGGACTCGTTGACCTCGCGAACGACAGTGGCGACCTCGTTGTTACTGACTGCCCGGTTAGCGAATCTCCAAAGGCGGGTCACGCGGTTCTGGCAAAGGCTGAAAAGCTGGGCAAGAAATAATCTCGGTTGGCGTTCATGGCTAGCCGCCGCTCCGCAAGGGGTGGCGGCTTTCATGTTTTCTGACACTAGCGCCGAGCATGACTGATTTTGACGATTTTACGAGTGAAGCACTGGCTGATTCTGGCGACATCATCGGGCGCGAGACGTTCACAATCCCAGGATTAACTGGCGAGTTTAAAGGCATTCTAAACGAATTCACCGCCACCCGTGACATTGAAGTAGGCGGCAAAGTTGGAACCTACACAGCAACCGTCGTGTGCGACCTTGAGGAGTTCGACGACGTTACAGGCCCACTTGATCGCTCCATTGAAGGCAAGCGGGCAGTGTTCGGCTCTCGCACGTTCAAAATTGAGCGCGTGGCTCTGGATAGCTCAAGCATCACGCTTGGGCTGGCAAACTTGAACTCGAAATAGCATGGCCAGCCAATCGGCATCATCATTGCTCGACGTGGAAGTTGAGCAGGAAAAGCTTCAACAGGCCTTCCACAAGTATGCCGCCGTGACGGGTAAAAAGCTGGGCGCAGTCGTGAAGCAAAACGCTCGATTGATCGCGTGGAATTTGATGCACAACACGCAGCCGTATGGAATGACTCTTGCCTCGCGAAAGATGGGCGAGGCCGCAGTAATGCGCGACGTTGGAAAGGTCTATGCGCCAGCGTCTGCGGTCTATAAGCAGCTACTTGAAACTGGTGCGGCCAAGCTGGCCAAGAGTTGGTATAAACTCGTTAAAAGCGGCAAGTTCAAAGAAGCCGAAGACATGCTGCGAAAGACGACCATTACAGATCGTAATGCGGCTATCGCATCACCTCTCGACCCCGCTTTGCATCAAGGCATACGCAATTCACGCGGCAGGGTTAGCCGCCATCGTGCCGCGCAGATCGTGCCGGACGCAAAGGAGGTGAAGGACTACGCAAAGAAGCGGGCCGCGCTCGTTGGATTCGGCAAGGCTGGATGGCTCACTGCCGCATCTTCTCTCGGCTCAATCTCTCGCGTCCCTGCGTGGATTACCCGGCACCGAGGCAAAGCGCCAGGACACGCAGACGACCACACCGACCGCAACACCGACCCGTATGTCGTGCTGCATAATGACGTTCGTTATGCCTCCAAGATACTAACCGATGGAGAGAAGGCTAATGCGCTCAAAATCCAGACAGAAAAGATGCTGGCCCATATCGAGCATGTTCTTGTGCATTCAGCCAAGGAAGCTGGGTTTGACGCGCACGCCACAGAGCCAGCCACAGCCCCAGAACAATCATGAATAGACCACTTAAACGCAAACTCTCGCTGGCCGTGCTGGCCTATCTGAACGCGAACAAGGCAGGAACGCCATTTGCAGACGTAACACTGGTGTCTGGCGCATCTACCACGATTGCGCAGGAAGTCGCATTTGATGCCGGCGGAGACGTTGGACAAGTCACCGAGCCGCTGCCGCCATACCTTGCCGTGGACGCCGTAACCGTGGCAGATCCAGAGCTGCCCGGCGTGGCTTCATTCGAGGTTGTTTTTCACCTCAAGACGCTGGCAACAGTTGAAGATGAAGAAGGCGACCTAAGCACTCGCGCAGAAGCTGACGCCATCCTGCGAGCTGTTTATGACTTGGTGATGACTCCGCCGAATGATGCCGCCGCGTTCAGTGATTCGAACCTTGAGTGTGGCGCATTGCTGACCTACGCGAACAAGCCGACCGGCACAGACTCGCGGCCTACTTTTCGCAAGCCTATTCACATTTACAGGATGTGGCACACGACTTCCCCGAGCTTGTATGACTCCGACGCATGGCACGACCAGTTAGTTTTTGCTGGCCACGCTCAAGACATGGACTCGTCATAGAGTTTTGACACTGCCGCCAGTCTATTATGGCAGCAACTATTCTTGGCGAAGCACATCTATACGGAGTCGCAGGCACCGTCACCAATGCAACCGTTCTCAGCTTCCGCGACAAGCAGAGCTGTAAGAACACGGCTGAAACGATGGACGAAAGCGGTAATGAAATCGAGCGCCGTTATGACGACCTTCACACGGACGCAACGCTTACAATCCGCCTTCAAGCCTCTTACACGCGCCCCGCTCCAGGCTCTACGCTCACGTACGATTCCGTGACCTATGAAGTCGTGGACACCGAAAAGAACACCGTCCAGAAGGGTTTTCGCGAGCTGACTTTGAACGTCAAAAAGTCCGCAGGCATCACCTACGCGTAATACGCCATGTATGTCCGAGCAATTTCTCCGCATCCTATTCCCCGGCCAGGCGTCGGTTTGTGGGCGGGTATTGCCTCAACTTACACTTTGGCGTCTCGCGTGCCTGTTCGCGATACAAAGCCCGTTTTTGAGCATCGACAAGCAGGGAGGTGTGTTTACCCTCTCCGACCTACTGCTGGCCGTTAGAGCGGTAAAGGCGCGCAATCAATGCACGCCTTCGCTGCGTCCTAGCTGCCGTGATTTGATCACGCTGCTTTTCCGCCGCAAAAATAAGGCTTACCGTGAAAAGCACGGTGCCTGCTTCGTTGAGTGGCTTTCACTTCACCAGCTTTCCCCCGAGTTGTGGGAAAACGAGGATAGCGACAACCGCACAATATCGGCCCCGTTCATCCTGTCACAAGTGGCTGGATTGATGGGACTCGGAATGACTCACGCCGAAGCCTGGGACACGCCACCCGGTTATGCTAAATGGCTTCTAGCTGCGCACGCAGAACGCCAGACAGACCGCGTGAAATTCTACAACGACGAGGACGACGAAATCAACATGGCGACCGCCGCGTTAGATGAGCGCACCGAGGCCGAAACACTGGCGCAGGCCAAGACCGATTTATCACCCGAGGCATACGAGCGGTGGCTGTCCGCCCGCCAAACCCTGAAACAAGGCTAACCCATGGCACAGGCAAACGTCACAATCGGAGTCAAGAGCAGTGCCTTCAAGAGCGGCCTTGATGATATGCGATCGCACGCCAAAGAATGGGCGGGCAGTATGACCGGTGTAATTGCTGGCGCTTTCTCAATTAGCGCGGTGACTTCGTTCGTGTCTGGCTTCGTAACCCAGATGGCACGCGTTAAAGACTTGGCCGACCGTCTGGGGGAATCTTCCGACACCATTCAGCGGGTGGGTAATGCAGCCAAGCTTTCAGGCTCCGATCTTGAATTCGTCATTAAGAACCTGACCAAAATGTCAGGCGCTGCCGCTAAAGGCGCAGATGAGTTTGCAAAAGTCGGAATAAGCGCAGACGCCTTTGTAAACGCTGGCACAGAGGAGAAGATTCTCATGCTGGCCAAGGCTTACGATGAAGCCAACGGATCACAACAGAAGATGTCCGACTTGATGACCGTTCTTGGACCGAAAGGGCAAGATATGCTTATCCTTCTGTCTCAAGGCGCGGCCTCCCTCAATGAGCAGCTTGGCAAGTTTCCAACTGTTTCCGAAGAGGTTGTAAACGCCATGGCTCAAGTAGATGATGCCGTGGAAGAATTTGGGCAAACGTCATACGTTGTATTCGACAGCGTGCTTCAAAAGCTGGCCACCATTGGCGCGGCCATGGGCGCAGTCACGCGCATGTTCACCAAGGGCGGCACATTCGGCGGGAATATGCAGGATATTTTCGAGGAAGTTGCGCGAGTTGAGGCCGGTAAAAAGTCGGCCAAAAGTCGAAACAAAGACTTCGCCAATATTGATGAGGACGGGATCAAAGCAAAAGCCGACGAATCGAAGAAAGCAGCCGAGGCCGCAAAAAGCCTTGATGAGGAAATGCTAAATCTCGCCCGATCGCGAATGGACGCAGAGCAGAAGATCACCGATCTAAAGCGAGAGCAGGCGGTTCATGCGGCAGCGGCACAGGACAAATCAAAGAGCGATGCTGAACGCGCAAACTCGGCAATCAAAGTTCTTCAAATCCAGCAGGAAATTGAATCAGGACAAGCCGACATCGCCAAAACCAAAAAGAAGGAGCAGGACGATCTTGCCAAAGATGCCGACAGAAAAGCCAAGGATGCAGCAAAAGCCGAGGCCGATCTAGCCGAGGAGGAGCGGGCCCAAAAGCTTGAAAAGATGAAGCCAGAGGATCGAATCAAAGAACTCAAGAAGCAGCAAAAAGAACTCAACGACGCAGCCGCCAAAGAAACCGATCCGAAGGCTAAGGCTGAAAAGAAGCTTGAAGCACTCAAACTGAACGATGCCATTGATGCAGCGATGAAGGAAAAGGATGGCGGCGCAAAGTCTAAACCGTCTGTGATTAGCTCGTCGCTCGCAAGCGTCGGCGGCGGCGGAGGCGCATACGTCGGCACCGATCCGGCCCTTACGGAAGCACGCCGCACAAACAACATACTTGCCAGCATCGACCGCAAGCTAGGCCAAGGCGGATCTTCATTCACGGCACCTCGCAACCCTTTCTGATCATGTCCAC